GTGTACATCTATTATCCATTAATAAACAGTTTTATAAGAGTGAGAACGAAGGTATACAATCGTGGTGCTCAGATTTATGGGCTGTACAGTGGAATCTTTGGATGAGAGATGGGGAAACAAAAGTAGCTCCCGAACTCAATTTTGCTTGGGCACCAGATCCTATTGAAAAGCTACAGACACATCCTATATATCACAATGCTGGTGTAACAGGACCTTTTATGGGGGGTGTGCCATATTTCTACAAAGGCAAATATCACAACGGTGGAGATCCTACAACAGATCCACATTTAGAAATAGTGTTAAACAATGAAGAAAGTAAAAAGTATTGTACACATTTCTATGCAACAAGCCTGAAAAATCTTAAAAACAAATACAATTTAAATTATTAACGATGGCAGATAAGAAAATATCCCAACTCCCTAGCATAACAGGCCCATTAACTGGTTCTGAAGAGGTGGCAATTGTTCAGGGAGGTGTTACAAAAAAAGGAACTGTACAAGATATTGTTAATGCAGCAGTTCCATACAAAGTTTACAGAGCCCTTCTTACACAGAGTGGAAATGATAATCCAGATAGTATTATTTCTGATTTACTAACAATAGGTGTCACTTATACAATCAATAATTTTAACCCATCTTATACATTAGGTGACTTTACAAATGTTGGAGCACCTAATAATAATATAGGAACATCGTTTGTTGCAACAGGAACTACTCCAAACAACTGGGGAACATCTATTCAATTAGAATTTAACACAGGAGCTCCAGTAGCAACGGTGTAATACGATAGGCACAATAACTTATGATTATGATAGTGCTGGTAGTTATGGGTTAAATTCAAGTGCGTTATTTACATCTGGTAAAACATTTGTAATGGGTGGAGGAAGTAGCAATAATGCATCTACCTATGTTTACTTAGGTGAAATAAATAGTACAAGCAGAATAGGAATAAGAGCAAGAGATTTAGAAGGTACTTTTAGTGATGATATTATGGCTAACACCCCAATCGAAATCTTAGTTTACCCCTAATGGAAATTAAGAAACTTACCGACAAAATTAAGTAATGAGCCTTCAAGATTTACCATCGGGCATAAAAGCCAATTTATCGGAACTGGATGATGTTGTAATCGGAACTCCGAGTGAAAACGATGTATTAAAATACATTGATGGAACTTGGACGGCTGCGCCCGATGCAACAGGTTCAGGCTCACTTGCAGACGGTGATAAAGGAGATATTACCGTAAGCGCAAGTGGTGCAACATGGACGATTGATAACAACGCAGTAACAAATTCAAAAGTAGCAACGGGGATAGATGCAGTTAAGATAGCAGATGGGAGTGTAACAAATGCGGAGTTTCAATATTTGGGCGGTGTAACAAGTGATATTCAAACACAGCTAAACGGGAAGGCTGCAAGTTCACACACCCACACAATTAGTGATGTAACGGGGTTACAAACCGCACTTGATGGGAAACAAGCAGCAGGAACTTACGCAACAGGCACAGGAACGGCAAACGGCACAAACACAGGCGACCAAACAAGTATCGTAGGTATCACAGGAACAAAAGCACAATTCGATACAGCTTGCACCGATGGGAATTTTATGTATATCGGTGATGCACCCACAGCACACACACATCCACAATCTGACATTACTAATTTAACAACTGATTTAGCTGCAAAATCACCACTGGCAAGCCCTACATTTACAGGAACGGTAACAGCACCTGCATTAATTGTAAGTAGCGAAACAGCTTCAAGAGTTGCAATATTAGATGCAAGTAAAAACATAAAATCGGCAGATACAGCTACATACCCAAGTTTAACAGAGTTAGCTTTTGTTAAAGGTGTTACAAGTGCTATCCAAACGCAATTAGACGGCAAACAAGCCACTTTAACCAACGGTTACGGGTTAACAGGCACAACCACAAAAGAAGTCGCATTAACAACGGCAGAGGCTTTCTGTACGCAAGAAACAACCCTTTCAGCAGCTACTTACGCAGATATTACGGGTGCTTCTATTTCATTGGCAGCAGGTACATGGTTAATCATAGCAACTGCGAACGGTTCATCTCAAACAACCACAGCCACGAGTATGATAATAGCCATAACAACATCTGCAAATGCAGTCGTAGCAGAGGCGGCACAGGATATTCCAGCAGGTACGGCTACGGTAAGAACGTGGGGAAATTTAAGTTTATCAGCAATCGTTTCACCCGCATCAACTACAACATATAAGTTAAGAGGCGCAAGGGGTACAACCACAAGAACGGGCAACTGATTAGCTTTAGGTCATCGTTTCTCCGGCTGTTTCTATCATCGCATTTGGCTTCCTTCTATGTTAATGGAAGGCAAAGAACGTGCAAGAGTAACCGACACTATCACAGAAGATACCTTTAAAGAGAAATGGGATATTGTATTCATAAACAGAATGTGGGCAAAAGATGATCTATTTAAACTACGAGATGAGTACGGATTCAAACTCGTACTTGATATGGACGATTACTGGGTACTCGACCACCACCACATGGACTACGACCATTACACAGATGGAAGATACGATTCAAGAGTGGTGCAACACATCAAGTTAGCAGATTTGGTTACTTGTACCCATGAACGATTAGCAGAACGCATAAGACCCTATAATGAAAACGTTGTTATTTGCCCTAATGCTATACCATACGGTCATGGGCAGTACATTGACCAGGTAGAACCAACCGAAAAAATAAAACTCTTTTGGGCGGGTGGTATTTCTCACGAACTGGATTTAAAAGTAATAGCCGACCCTATGAAAAAACTTTTTCCGCACATTAAGGATAAAGTAAAATGCTACATCGGAGGCTATGCTGATGGGAATCCTTACGAAGCAGGTATATGGGGCAAGATGGCTGATTACTTTATGTACAACGGTAACTATGATGGAACAGCTTTACGAGGTATGCCAGTAGATGAGTATTATCAACTGTTCTCCTATGCCGATATTATGCTGATACCTTTAAAGAAAAGTAATTTCAATCAGTACAAATCGAATCTAAAAATATTAGAAGCAGCAGGTAAAAGAATTCCGGTGGTGGTGAGTGCAGTACACCCCTATTTGGGATTTCCTGAAGATTTAGTGAACTATGCTTCAGATAGTCAGATGTGGATTCATTGGGTTAATAAATTAGTCAATGACAAAGGATTCCGATTAGAGCAAGGCGAAAGGTTATACGAATACTGCAAAACACACTACAACTTTTTTGAGATTAACAAAAAAAGACAGGAAGCGTTTACTTCTTTGATTCCTGTAAATACTTAAAATACTATATTTTCAAAATTTCCTGAAAGTTTAAATGCGGCTATTTAATAGGGTTGGGTATTTATGCCTGTATGAACCCAATAGAAACATTAAAACAGATAAAGGCTATCGTTTTTAACGAAGCCCCTGCACCAGTTGCAGAGCCTGTGCAATTCAGCGATTATCAATTAGCTGACGGCACTATTGTTTCAATAGACAAATTAGAAGTGGGCGGCATGGTAAAGATTGCCGATGCTCCTGCTCCTGCCGGTTCTCATACACTTGCTGATGGTACTGTAATAGAAGTAAGCGAAGGCGGTTTAATTGCTGCCGTAACTGCTCCTGTTGCTGAAGAACCTGCAAGTGAAGATATGAGTTCCAAATTTGCAGCTATTGAAGCTAAGTTCTCCGCTTACGAATCGCAATTCGCACAAATCACAGAAGCACACAACAATTTAAAAACTGCTTTTGAAAAGCAAAACGAAGCCATGCAAGGGCTTGTGAGTTTAGTTGAAACACTCGTAAAAGAGCCTTCAACAGAGCCAAGCGTTGCGCCTACAAGTGGTTTTCGTGCATTCACAGAAACAAAACAAGACAAATTAAATAACGTACTCAAACTTTTTAAAAACTAAGAAATGGCATATTTAGTAACAGGTTTAACCGCCTATACAAAAGAAAACGTTGATCTGCTGGTAAAGAACTCAACGTTTGAAGCAAGAACACAAAGAGAAATTCTTGCACTCGGAAATGTTCGTGTTGATATTAAATCAAGCGAGAAAATTAACCGCATGGACACAGATGTGTTCTTTCAGGACGATTCAAATTGCGGATTTAACGCAAGTGGAACAACTGAATTTACACAGCGCACTTTGGAAGTTGGTAAGATTAAGGTAAATGAAATCCTTTGCGATAAGGATTTAGAGCCTCACTACACACAACAGGCTTTGAAAGCAGGTGGCGAATACACTACTGCGGCTTTTGCTTCTGACTATTCAGAATTAAAAGCGAAAAAAATTGCCGAAGCCTTAGAGGTTGCATTATGGCAAGCAAGCAAAGCAGGTAGTGCAGGCTCAAACGGTTTGTTAAACAAATTTGACGGTATTAAAAGACATATCACTGTTGCAGGTGGAACAGTAGTTGATGCAAACACAACAGGTTATTACGGTACTCCTGCAACTGGCATTACTACTTCAACTATCGCTATTAATGCAGTAAAAGCAATCATCAAAGCACTTCCGGCTAAGATTAAAGGTAAGAGTGATGTTCGCATCTTCATGGGATGGGATGTGTTTGGTCTTTTGGTTGATGGTTACATCGAGAAAAACCTTTTCAACTACGCTAAAGGCGAGAAGTACGATGATGACAATGCAAGTTTTGTAGTACCAGGCACTAACTATGTAGTTGTTCCTGTACATGGCTTGGATGGTTTGAATGACATCTACGCTTTCCGTATGAGCAACATCTTCTTAGGTACTGACCTGGCAGGTGAAGAAAATAACTTTTGGATTCGCTATTCAGAAGATGACGAGAACATCAAGGTTACTGTAAGAACGAAGATGGGTGTTCAGTTCGCCTTCATGGATGAGATTGTGAAGTTTGAAGCATAATTATCGGGGAGGTAACACTCCCCTTAACCTTTTAAATTAAAAAAATGGCTTGTGCATTAACAAGCGGGTACTCGTTAGACTGTAAGGATTCCAGTGGTGGCATCGTGGAGGTTTACTTCATGGAGAAAGCCAACGCTACTACGATTGCCACAGCAAGTGGTGTAGTAACAGGAATCACTAAGGCATCGAATAAACGCTTTTACAAATATGAACTTCCAAAGCAGACAGGAGCATTGACTGAAACAATTAACGGTTCTGTTGAGAATGGAACAGTTTTCTATTCTTCTGAATTACAGATTGTGGTTAATAAACTTTCAACTGCTGTAAGAAATGAAATTAAACTACTCGCCCAAAATACTTTGTTGGCGGTGGTGAAAGATAACAATGGAAAATATTGGATGGTAGGCAAGAGCAGAGGTGTTGATTTAACAACCGGGACACTTGGAACAGGTACAGCTTTTGGCGACAGAAGCGGTTACTCACTGACTTTCACAGGTCAAGAGCCTGAACCGATGATTGAAGTTGATTCAACCACAGCAGCAGCTTTAGAAACACAAGGATAATTTTCATGTTGATTTTAGGAGTAAGACACCCTGCCTTTTTAGGTGGGGTTTACTTTTTAAGTATTTATAGAAGATGATTAAACTCACCAAAGGAACAACGGGAACAATAATCTGTACACTCACAGAAAAGCAAACTATTGTGGATGCGAATTACCTGTTTGTGTTTACCAATCGTTCAACGAATGAGAAAGTAAAGTTTGTACTTGTAAACAGTTCTGATGCAAGCACGAATAAAGAGCGATGGAATGAGTTTAGCCTAGTGGTTAATAGTCAGTTCAACACACAAAAAGAAGGGTGGTTTGCTTATAAGGTTTACGAACAGGCAAGCACTACCAACACAGACGAAGAATTAACGGGGGATCTGTTGGAAGAAGGGTTGATGTTTTTATCCGATGGTACAGATGTTTCGTTTGAACAATATTCACAAGAAGTAACATTTAAGACTTATGATGCAAGTTAGTTTTATAAAATTCGCTGATTTCAAGTTGCCTGAATTGGTTGAAATGAGTGGTAAGGCATGGATTTATTACGGTGAGGATAATCTTTACCCTAATGAGTTATTGCGGATGTTTAACAAATCAGCCAAGCACAATGCCATTGTATTGGGTAAGGTGAATTACATCACCGGGAACGGCATCGGAACGAAAAGCGGAACAGAAACAGACTTTACACAAAAGACAAACAAGTTTTATAATATCAACGACCTGCTTAGAAAAACAGCATTGGACTTAGAAGTATTTGAAGGTTTTGGATGGGAAGTGCATTGGAATGCATTGGGGAATATCGGTGCGGTGTATCATGTGCCTTTTCAGAAGATACGCAGCAATAAAGAAAACACACAGTTCTTTATTAAAGACTGGACAAAAGACGAAAGAAAAGAAAAACCAAAAGTTGTTAATGCGTTCAATCCTGCCAACCCACAGGGAGTGCAGTTGTACTATTATAAGACTTATCGTCCCGGTGTTGAAGTGTACCCCTACCCTTCATATATCGGTGCGTTAAATGCGATTGAAACAGATATTGAAATAAGCAAGTATCATCTATCCACGATTAAAAACGGGATGTTTAGTTCTAAGCTAATCAATTTCAATCAAGGTGTACCGTCAGAAGAAGAACAGAAAGACATCGAAAGACGATTTAAAAAGAAGTTCACAGGTTCAGATAATGCAGGTTCTATTGTAGTTACATTCAACCAAGACCCTGCCAAAGCTCCTACTGTTTTGGATTTATCCGGCACAGAGTTAGACAAGCATTTTGACATTTTAAATAAAAAGATTGAGCAGGATATTTTCGCAGGTCATCAGGTAACAAGTCCTGTTTTGTTTGGAATTAAAACAGAAGGACAACTCGGAGGCAGAACAGAAATGCGTGATGCTTACGAGATATTCAAAAGTACTTATTGCAATGACCGTCAACAGATTTTAGAGCGAGTATTTACAGAGATTTCAAAATGGTGGGGCTTTGAAGAAGAAATGGTAATCACTCCAGTTGAACCGATTGCAGTAGAGTTTTCAGAGCAGACACTTTTACAGATAGCCCCGAAAGAATACTTACTTGACAAATTAGGAATTGACCTGTCTAAATACCCGACAGCAGTACAATCGCAACCGGCAGCACAGAACGAGGCATTGACAAACGTAAGCGGCAGACAGCAACAACAGCTTTTACGCATTGTAAGATTGTTCACTAAGGGGCAATTAACCAAAGCACAAGCAGCCTTACAATTAAAGGCATTTGGATTGAGTGATGAAGATGTGAACGCTTACTTAGGCTTAGACGATGACCCCAATACACATGACGGGCTTTTTTCAAGTCAAGATGAAGATGAGAAATTACTGATGGAGTTTTCAGCTTGTGGGGAATCAAAAGACGAATACCAGGTTGTTTTTAACCGCAAGGTTCACAAGTTTGACGAGATCATGGCTGCTGATGCTGCTATTTTGGATTTGATACAGAAAGACAAAAGAATCACCCCTGAAGTAATCGCCTCTACTTTAAAAATATCACAAGACGATGTACGGGCTAAAATAACCCAATTAGAAGAAGATGGTGTATTAACAGCGAAAGCGACAAGAGTAGGCCAAGACGTAATTATTGAAAGGTCATTAGCAAAACCATTAAGTGAACTAACCGATAAGAAGCCAAAGACTTTGGAGTATAAAGTAATGTATTCCTACGAAGGCCCGGAGGACAGCAGGAACAGGAAATTCTGCGCAAGGCTATTACAGTTGAACAGATTTTATTCCCGTTCCGACATAGAGAGTATTTCAAGAAGGTTGGGGTACAGCGTATGGGACAGACGAGGTGGATGGTGGACAAAACCTGACGGAGAAAGAAGCGTGAGTTGCAGACATCATTGGAAATCAAACTTAGTAATTAAGAAAAAATGAAAGATACACTATTCATAAGCCCGGAGAACATTTACGAAAGAACGCAGGTGCATTCTAATATAGATTCAAAGATGATTGTACCTGTGATTAAAGTTTGTCAGGATATGTACATCCTTCCCATTTTGGGAACGGATTTGTATGTAAGACTTCAGGAAGGAATAGAAGACAATGATTTGACTGCTGATGAAGTTACCTTATTAAAAAACTACATCCGGGATTGTTTGATTTACTATGTAGTGAGTGAGTTACCCGACACATTAAGTTATCAGTTTTGGAACAAGGGAGTTTTAAGAAAAACTAACGAAGGAAGCGAAACCGCCAACAGTACGGAGTTGATAGACTTAAAGAATAAGTATAAGAATTGGGCAGAGTTTTACGGCACAAGGTTGATGCAGTATTTAATAGAAGAAGCAAACGGTTCAAACAAATTCCCGCAATACATCAATTATTCATCACGAGTAGATACCGTAATTCCTAAAAAGGCTGTGTATGAAACAGGCATCTATTTAGGCGGTAGTGATTGCAGAGGTTGTGATGATTCAAGAGAAGAACAATATGGCAAAAAACTATAATCTAAAAACCATCGAAAAGCTAAAGGCTTATTTTAATGACAAGAAATCAAATAGCGAAAAAGTTGCAAGAGATAGCCCAAAGCCATCGGCAAGTAAGAACGGCAAAGGTCGTAAGGGCTGACTATTTCTTAAATAACGAGATAAAAGATGTTTCCTATCCGGCTGTGTGGTTTACCATGAACGGAGTTGAGATACGGGAAAAATCAAAGATTGTCAATGTCATTGTAACCGTTGCTGACATTATCCATCATCCTGAAAATCAAAATAGGGTAATGGAAGTGCAGAGCGACATGGAGCGTGTAGCTGATGACATGGTAGCGCAAATAAATTGGGGCAAACAAGAATGGACATTAGTAAGGAGTACGAGTTATGAGTTTTTTGAAGATAGCTACGAGGACGAATTAGCAGGAGTAACATTTCAGCTTCAGTTAGAGTTCCCGTTTGTTTATGATGCCTGTGATTTACCGAGTGATTATGAGCTACCCAATGGAAATTTTGTATATATAAACACAAACAGATTTATGACGGTAGTTGATTTTATTGTGGGTACAGGGCAGCCAATGACAGATGGTGCAACAGACTATCAGAATAACCTATTGACTGTGCCGCCTTTTGTATTTATCGGAGGTCAATTATTAACTTATCAAACAAGAACAGACAGAAGATATGTATCACATAATGCAAATACTAAAACGATTACGGTTCATAATGGCGGTGTTCTTGATGGTGAGCATGTGTTCATCATCATTTAGCCAGGTTATCAACGGAAGGCAATACAACTATGTAGGGAATTGGTACAACTGGCAGGGTGGAAAGTTTATCAACAATTTAAACCTGCCGAAAAGTGCAGCGAGTACCGGCAAAGATACAGGAGCGATTTATTACAAACTATCCGACAGCAGCCTTTACATCTACACCGGAAGCCAATGGGTTAAGGTGGGGGGAAGTGGCTCAACCCCCAATTTACAGGCGGTAACGGATGTGGGGAATACAAGTACAAACGGAGCAGTATTTAATTTTAGCGAAGGCAGTGTAACAATAGGAAACGATGGCGGTGACCCTTATTTATCT